ATAGGCAGTTTATACACTTGCCTAGGTGTCACTGTCAAGAGAGATTAGTTAGAGTTATCACAGGTGATCAAGTCCTGCCTTATCGTTCTGCTATCTCCTTTATACTTGCCAGTTGTTTAGGCGGCAATCAACAACCGTTGGAACGCTCCGCTGTTCATCCATTTGTTGACCTGCCGGGACCTGTCCAGTAGGGAGCGGGTCACGTTATCGTTAGAGGCAGACCCCTTGACAGGGAACTCCTCGGAGTTGTGACTACTGTAGTAGGTCAGGGCAGATGCCAAGGCCCACACGTTGGAGCCACGGGTGCTGACCTCTGTAAGGTATTGATCTTTCATCCTTTCCTGCATTCTCTCGCTCATGCCGGGGAGTGCTTCGATGGTGGCCTCTGCCTGTGTCACCATGATGTCGGTTGATGCCATCACCTGATACCGCTGGATGTCCTTGTAGAAATCGCGNACCACNTTGTCCATGTCTAGGATAAAGTTGGACAAGTTGAANCCNGAGGTGTGGCGCTTGTTCCCCTTGGTGTAGTCACCGGAGATCATGCCGTTGGTGCAGAAGAAATCTAGCAGGCCAGTGACAAAGCCGTTGGAGGTGGACCCGTCATAGCTCTGGACAAGGGCCACGGTGAGAGCCACCTCTGTTTGGTGTTTGCGTGTCTCAATGGGTTTGGAGAACGCGGGGAAGGTATACTTCCGGGACCGGACAGCGGACCCGTGAGACATGCTGTCGCTGATCTCTAGGTCCTTGAATTTATCATTGGGCAGGGCGTTTATCAGCATAGCCTCTGTGGCCTCGGTGAAGTCGCGCATCTGTGTGACCTTGTACCCGTCACCCACCACACCTGTGCTGGCACCTGTCCACGTATCCACCAGCACCTTGTGACTGTTCAGTTCTGTGAGCTGAGACAATTGAGGCAGAATGATGCCCTCGCAATGATGGGAGGTGTCACGCTCAAACCACAGGCCCTGTTCCTCGACAGGTGCAAGAAACCTCTGGGCTTGCTCTGTCTCATTGTGTTCGTTGAAGAGGTCTTGTGCAACCTGTGCAGTGGGTGAGCGAAAGTTGAGTACATCGTTCATATCATTGGTTCCTTGTGTTGTGTTTCAGTAAGTGTCTTCGTCTTACCTAGACTTATATTCCACCGTCCCGGTAGATGTCAACAGCTTTTCTCATCTTTTTTCTGTTGTATTTTGTTTCTACCTTTTCAACTGGGTGACCCTTGTCCCACATAGCCTGAGCCATGGGGTTGCGTGCAGGGGTGCGCCGCTCTATCTTGTCCAGTCTTTTGCGCTCACGCTTTCGCATGGCCTTGGCCCTCTCCTCTATCTGTGCCGTTAGGAAGTCTTCTAGGTTTAACATCTTCATGTCCATAGTTTAGCACCCCTCTGTGCTGGCGTCAATGTCCATAGATAAATCATGTAGGGCATCGAAAGCCTGATCTACAATCTCCTCCGCGTATATCTTACGCAGTCCCGGCGATGTCATGGGGTGCACCCCTTTGAGCCAGTTGTCCAGATTATCCCGGAGCAACTCGGCAAGTTCTAGGTGCGTGTTGGATACGTGGCGCGGGTATGTTATCCCGCCTACCTTATAGCTCTTCACTGGGTTATTCATAACGTCTATTCCTCTTCCATCAGTATGCGTTTGAGTTCTCTGACAGTGCGTCCCGTGATCCGGGAGAGTTCCCGGAGGGTCATATCTAGTTCACTGTCGAACAGGTCCTTGATCTCTTGCTTGTCCATTGTCTTGGTCCTTGTTGAAAGTAGGTAACAGGGGGAATATAGGCTAGGGTATTTCCCCCTGTCAATAGTTTTTTTTATCCCGCTTCCCGCCATGCCAGATACCGCTTAACCTTGTACCCTGTACCGTGTACCGTGATAGAGCGGTGAGTGGTGCCGCGACCCGCTGTCCCACCACAGCCTAGGCAACTCTTACAGCTGGCAAGGGCTTCACCGTGTACAGCTTTATCAGCNGGACAGGTGGCTACCTTGTGGGTGGTATCTGTGGGCTTGTCCTCCCCTTGCACGTGAGCAATGAAGCAACGGTATCCCATCACTTCAGCGGCGAGGGTGTCGCATGGCTTGTCTATGCTGGCCATGCAATACTTGGCATAGGCCGGAGAACAGGTGCGCCATTGATGCGTGTACCCGTTCCAGCCATGGGCACAGGCGTTAAGGTAATGCCATACCTCAATAGGCACAGCTGCCGGGTCACCGTATGTGCCTAGGCGATTGTCCTTGTCTGTGCCTAGCGAGGTGATTGCCAGCCAATTGTCAGAGATATCGCAATAAGGCTTGTAGGTGTTCCCGGTGTCTACCCCTTTGCGAATGATAGGGGCTTGGGTCAGGGACTTGTATACCATGTTGACAGATTGCGCCACGTTTACATAGCACCAGCCTTGTAGGTAGGGGCGCGCCAAGCAATCGCCGCAGACGCTGTAATCGTCGCCGCTCTTTAGTGCATCCAAAGGGGGAACATCGGAGCGCATGATAAACGTCTGGAGCATGCTGTCCGTTTTACTGTTCCCGGACTTGGGTATAGCCACCACCACTATGGGCTTGCCATCTAATACAGACGGGCCACGGTATATGATGAACCCGTTAGGCTTGGTCCCGTGCTGGCGCTTGTAGTCAGCGATGGCGTCATCTAGATCAAACATGGTGGCGTTATTGTCGAAGGGCATGGTCCTATATCCTCACAAGTTGAATTGAAAACAGGTTGAAGTAAACGTGGACGCTTTGCAAGCGCAAACACCCGCCCATGGTGGTGTTAGGTAAGCCATAGGTGGGGCGGTGTATGTTGATAGACTTGTGAAATGATAATGACATGGCGGCTATTCCATAGTGGTTGTTAAGACTAGGGGGATAATAGGGGAGGGGGCGGGGGCATGTCAACAAGATAATTTATTTTTNTGTAAATTAATTTTGCCTCTTGTATAGAGAGGACAGAGAGTATTTGGCACAAAACCTGCAAGGGTGCAATAATCATGCCAACTATTTGAAAATAAATTAATAAAGTCCTTGACCTATATGTTGTCCCTCGCAGAGTATAGACACCATATGTTGTGTTCACGTTTTGTTCTACTAACTATTGCAGTCATGTTCTATATATGTATATGATTTGTTCATGTTTTGTTCCACTAACTATTGCAGTCATGGCCTAACTATTGCAGTCATGAACTAATTATTGCAGTCATGACATTATATACTACAACCAATTAATCGTTCATGTTTTGTTCTCATGCTGCGGCATAGTGTCGCACCTGTATTGACAGGCATTTCCCCGATTAATACTCTGGTGATCCTTTCAATTTTATCGGAGTTAATCAGATGTCCTTACGTGTTCAAGTTCTCAAAGAGATGGCAGTTCAAAAAGCGCGGGGCGGTTCATGGTCCCTGTGGTCCATCATGACAGCTTTCCCGGCGAGCCGTGCCTTACAGGTGCGGGAGCTTGTCCTTGACATATGTAGCGTGAAGGAGGACCGGAAGCCTAATTGGGCATATGATGGGAGCCGTCAAGCGCGGGAGCGTGATGAGCTGAATGAACGTCGGGAGTATTTCCTAGGATAATAAACACCAATTCAACTATAGGGCGGGACTTGTTCCCGCTCTTTTTTTTGTCTTGTGCTAACGATTGCAGTCATGATTTATAGAGCTAACGATTGCAGTCATGATTTAATAGAACATAAAGGGAACAAAAGGGAAACGGGTTATTAGCCCGCCTCCCGCTCTTGTTATGATAACTGAACTAGCATATGTCCAATGGCGAGTAGTGCGAAAGCATACCCGCCAATGAACATCGAAATAACGATATACCTCATTCAATCTCCTTTGCTAGTAGTTGAGGCAATGAACCAGCGGCGCAATCGCCATAGGTGTCTAGCACATACTCCCTGTCGAAGCGATGTACACTACCATCTGGTAGCATGACTAGGTAATCTAACGTACCATCGTCTACAAGCGATGGCACATCCTTCCACTTAAGCATGATGATCAAACGAATTGAGGGAGAAGCTTTGCTTTGCCTCTCCCTCGCATCGTCTCCCTAAATTGTTAGGCTACTCGCTTGGCACGTTCTAGTTGGCGCTCCCAAGGTGTTTTCTTATCCTTGGCAATCTTAGCATCTTGGTTGCCAAGATTAAGCGCCATACGCGACGCCTCCGTGCTTATGAAGCGCCAGAAGTAGTAGCGCATTGCGCTGGACTTCTTGCCAGACCACACACCATTCTCAATGGCGTCAGTGGCTTGTTGCCACAGTACCATTTCAAAATGGGATACTGTCTTAGGTCTGACCCAGCCAAGACGCCGGGCCATTGTCAGAGCCAAGCGAATGTTAGTGGTGCGATAGGCGTTTAGCCCGTCGCCCTTGACGTCAGAGAACAAGATGTCCGTAACATCGCGCCAAACACGATGGCGTAATTTGATATCCATAATGGATACCTCCGTAGTTGGTTTAGGGAAATGCCAGCAAAACCGCTTTGCAGTTTCATAAGCTCTGAGGCGGATTGGGTTCCTGCCCCTCAGTCGCTTGCCGATAAGCGGCGTCGCTGACAATTTCCATTATGCACATTCTNAANATGCAGTCCACAAAATAATGCATTATTTTCGCAGAAAAGTGAAATTAATTTGAAGGGGTCAGATTGATTGGAAATCTATGCAAAAGCTGTGCCAGTTTTGGCGCGTTCACGTTTTGTTCTTTTGCCACATTCTGTTCACGGTTTGTTCTTGACCGGGGTTGCAAAAATTATGCAGCGCGTCTGTATGTATATTGGGACCCCCACTAACGGAGCAATTTTTTAAAAATGGGGTTTTGGCGCGGTATTTATTAATAATTATAGTATATAACTTATAACATATTATATTAACAATTATATTAATATAATGTTTATATACATATTTATATTAGTATATTTATTAATAATATATTATATATTTCTCCCCGTCGCTTAAACAGCAGGTTATCATGATTCTTCAGAGTTTGCAAGTCTCTTTCTGTGTTCTCTTTTTTACAGATACGATATTTTGGTATTTATCGTATCTGACTAAACACTAAAACACTAATAACTAATTCAAATCATTAACGAATTAAAACCGTGACATTTCTTCGGTAATATATAGAGTTTCTGTGTTTTTTTGTCACGGTTTTAATTTTCTTGTGTTCTCCTCCGGGTCTATGTATAATATATTTATAAAAGAAGGAGTATCATAACTTTGACAGACGATGAAAAAGATAAGCTCAAGGGTCAGTACGACACACCAGAGAATGCCAGATCAGAAAACTATGGTCTGACCAGAAAGCAGATTAAATTTGCAGAGCAGTACATCGCCACCAACGATGCCACTCACGCTCTCCTAGAGGCAGGGTATGCCCCTGTTAAGAAAGCAGACGGTGACCTAGACCGTACCAGAACTGCCAGAAGAGCGCAGCAGTATCTGGCAAACCCAAAGCTCAGAGCTTACATAGAGATACTCAGAGAGGACGTTGTAGAGAAGGTTTCGTGGGACGCGCAGAAGGTCCTAGACAAGATGTACCAGACTTATATGAGAGCCACAGAGGCAGAGGACTATACCAATGCCAACCGTTCTCTGGAAAACATGGGCAAGCACCTTGGCATGTTCATTGACAAGAAAGAGATCAAACAGAACACACACTTTCACGGTGCTGACTCCACCTTCACCTCTGATCTGGACGCAGACATCAAGAACCTCGCCGCCGTATCTGGTTACAATGTAGGGTTAAAAGTTGTAGATGGCGGAAAAGAATAAGCTGGTGAGCATAAACCTGACACTCCCAGAACAGATTGACTACCTACAAGAGATGTTCAATCAATTACAGGTGGTGGCTTTCTCTCACCCCATGAACGACATAGAAAACGTAGACCACAGAGTTCAGCGCATGAGGCATATATTTGCCCAAGTAATACAGTTGATCTACCTGATGACAGATGAAATGACAGAATACTACGGAGAAAAAGGTGGAGACCCAGACAACAGTGGACGAACTTACCACTAAAGAACAACTTAGAAACACCCTGTACCTCAAAGCAGTTGAAAACTCCAGAATGGATTTCTTCTCCTTTGTACAGTTTGTTGCGCCTCAACTGGTCCCAGACTTTAAAACAGGCAGACACATACAGGTCATCAGCCAAAGACTACAGACAATTGTAGACTCACCTGATCCCAAAAGACTGATGGTGTTTCTCCCGCCACGTTCCTCCAAAAGTCTGCTCTGTTCTCAACTGTTCCCTGCATGGTACATTGGTAACTTCCCCTCTCANGAAATCATGAGCATCTCTCACTCTGACCAACTGGCCTCAGACTTTGGTAGAACTGTCAGAGACATTCTCAAGATGCCCCTCTACCAAGAAATATTTCCCGGTGCAAACCTCAGAGAGGACGTAAGAGCAGCTGGTAAGTGGAAGACCAAGCAGAANGGTATCTACTACGCTGCAGGTGTCAGGAGCCAGATTGCAGGGCGAGGAGCACACATTGCTCTGATAGACGATGCCATGTCAGAAGAGGACGCCTTCTCAGAGGCAGGGCGTAGGTACATCAAGGATTGGTATCCCTCCGGTCTCAGAACACGCCTGATGCCCAACGGCTCTGTCATTATCATCAACACCAGATACCACGAAGACGATCTCTGTGGCTGGCTCCTCTCCAACCAGACAGAGGACACTGTACCGTGGGAAGTTGTGTCCATACCTGCATGGCTAGATCAAGAATCTGCAGAGCTACTGAACCTGCCAGAGGGTACGTCCTACTTTCCAGAGTGGAAGCCAGACGAACTTCTTAGATTAGACGAGGCAGAGATCAGAGCCAACAACGGGTCCAAGTACTGGCAAGCCCTATANATGCAGAACCCCACACCTGACGAGGGGTCAGCTATCAAATCACAGTGGTTTCAAAACTGGACAGACGAGGAGCCACCAGAGTGTGACATGATCATACAAACCTACGACACAGCTTTTTCTACCCGGAGCACAGCTGACTACTCTGTGATACAGACATGGGGCATCTTTGACTACCCCTTTGTAGATAGCCTAGGCAGAGAATACCTAGCACCTAACCTTGTACTTCTGGGCAATGTCAGAGAAAGATTAGAATATCCAGAACTGAGAAGGACAGCGCAAGACCTGTACGATGATTATCAACCAGATGTGTGTATCATAGAAAAGAAGGCATCCGGGCAGAGCTTGATACAAGATATGCGAAGAGCAGGACTTCCTGTGTTGGATTACCTCCCAGACCGTGATAAAGTATCCAGAGTACATTCTATAACGCCCATGNTAGAAGCTGAAAGGGTTTGGCTNCCCAGAGGCAGAGACTGGGCAGAAGATTTATACGCGGAGGCTATACAATTTCCCTTTGCCAAACACGATGACCAAGTAGACGCCATGGTCATGGCAATACACTATTTAAAAGATTCTTGGCATTTGTCCCATCCAGATGATCCAGATTACGAAGACGAACCTATCAAAAAGAAAACATACTGGAATTGGAACTAAATGTCTTATCTAATATCGAATATACCTTTTTTTAGATGCCTTGTACGAAAGGAGTTTACACACAACCACGAAGATTACCACGGAGATTTTTTACACGCTCTGGCAATATCTGTAAATACAATACCAGACAGGTGTCTCAGCTTTAACGTGGTCTTTACAGGTTGTGAAGCAGAGGATGACGAAGAAAACCTACACGGTGGTGCCATGTGGGCAAGAATGCCCATCACTGGTCTTATCGCTGACACACAGACGGAAGAGCTACCAGAGCTAATGCCCACGCACTTTGCACAACCATGGGACTGTTCTTCAAGACATCACTCTGTCATTGTCATGGACCGTGTATCTTCTAGCCCGTGGCTTTGCAAGATAGGTGGAGAATTTTATACGGGTAAGTATATGTTTACTGTGGACTACACTGACAACGAGATAGCAGATGATCCTGCACAGCACAAGCAGTCGCATGTCATAGAACTGACAGATGCAGGAGCTTATACAGGAAATATTGTAGCTCTCCCAAATAACCGGGTCAGAGTGACAAACCCTGCCATGTGGATCACTGGAGAAGGTGCACCAGACTTTGCACCTAGTCAGTATGTGCACTCTGCAGAAATCCATAACAGTTACATGGACCCTTACACAACTTTTAACAATCTTTATCAGGAGGAGGACCTTGACGATGAGGAAGAAACCAGCTAAAAGAATGATGGGTGGAGGTAAAACCTCTAAAATGAAAATGAGAGGTGGAGGTAAAACCTCTAAGATGAGACTAAGAGGTGGAGGTAAAACCTCTAAGATGAGTCGAAAAGGTGGCGGCGGTCTACGACAAAAAGCCATGCGTAGAGGCGGCAGAGCCAAGTAAAGGAACCTAGTCAATGGCAGTGGAACAAAATCCTTTCCTACCAGAGGAAGAGATAAAAGAGCTAAGAAGAGAGTCGCCTGTTCTAGAAACAGAAGGAGAGGTTGTCCAATTTAACCCCACCGATGATGGAGGTGTAGAGGTCGAGTTCGGTGATACAGAGATAGAAGCAGACCTTCTTATCATCTCTGAACAAGACCACTACGCCAACCTAGCTGAGTTTCTGGAAGAAGATGATCTTGTAGAAATAGGCGGCAATGTCATTGACAATTACGAAGCAGATAAAGAATCCAGAGAAGAATGGGAACAAGCGTTTGAGAACGGTCTTGATCTTCTAGGACTAAAACTACAAGAGACCACAGAACCCTTTGACGGTGCTTGCACAGCAGTTCACCCTCTCCTTATTGAGTCAGCGGTTAAGTTTCAAAGCAGAGCTTCTCAAGAACTCTTTCCCCCAGCTGGTCCTGTCAGATCACAAGTCATAGGCGCAAACACCGTTGCCAGAGAAGAACAGGCACAGCGTGTCAAGCAGTTTATGAACTATCAGCTTACACAGCAGATGCCAGAATACTTTGACGAGTTTGAGCGTATGCTCTTTCACCTACCGCTTATTGGCTCTGCCTTCAAGAAAATTTATTTTGATCAGGTCAAGAACAGACCTGTCTCTGAGTTTGTGCCAGTGGACCACTTCTATGTATCTTACTACGCCACTGATCTTAGAACAGCAGAGAGATATACTCACGTTATCTATCGTTCTCCAAACGATTTCAAAAAAGATGTTGTATCTGGAATGTATCTAGACACTGACATTGGAGAACCTTCTGCACCAGAAGTAACTTCAATGAACCAGAAGATTGACAACATCATGGGCATCACGCCATCGTTAGAGGAGGACCCACAATATGTTTTATTGGAGCAGCACTGTAACCTTGATCTTCCAGAACCATATGGCGATCCTAGTGGCGTTGCCCTTCCCTATGTAGTCACAGTTGATCTAACCAGTAAGCAGGTTCTTTCCATCAAACGAAACTACAACCCTGAAGACCCAACCAGAGAGCGCGTACTGCACTTTACGCACTACAAGTATGTTCCGGGTTTTGCCTTCTACGGGCTAGGGCTAATTCACTTCCTAGGTAATCTGACCATGACAGCAACAACTGCCATGCGTTCTCTGGTAGACGCAGGACAGTTTGCCAACCTCCCCGGTGGTTTCAAGGCCAGAGGTGTCAGACTTGTAGGTGATAACGAACCTATCTCTCCCGGTGAGTTTAAAGAGGTGGAGAGCACAGGCATTGATCTGACCAAGGCAATTGTACCGCTCCCCTATAAAGAACCGTCAGGAACGCTCCTACAGATGCTACAGTTTGTTGTGCAGGCTGGGCAGAAGTTTGCCGACTCCACAGAAAACGTAATCAAAGACTCAGCCAACTACGGTCCTGTGGGAACCACCATGGCACTTCTAGACGCATCGTCTAAGTTCTCCACGGCTATACACAAGAGAATGCACAAGTCGCAGAAGGACGAGTTTGACATTCTGGCCAGAATTAATTTTGAGTCACTCCCGCCTGCATACCCCTACGAAGTTGTAGGAGGAGACCAGCAGGTATTCAAAGATGACTTTGACGGTAGGATTGATATCATACCTGTGTCTGATCCTAACATACCGTCCTCTGCTCACAGGCTTGCCATGGGACAGATGGCAATACAACTGGCCAGCCAGACTCCTCCCGGTACATTTAACATGCCAGCCCTGTTCAGAGAAGTTCTCACCGCTGCAAACTTTCCAAACCTTGACGAGGTTCTCCCGCCAGAACAAAAGCCAGAGGCAAGAGACCCACTGGCAGATATCATGGCAGCTTCCAAAGGACAACCCATTGCAGCTTTTCCGGGTCAGAACCACGATGCTCATATACAATTTAAGAGCGCCTTCCTCAAAGACCCCGGTAACGGTGCAAACCCCATGATGCAACAGATTGTGCCTATACTCAACGCCAACATCAGAGACCACATGCTGATGAAATATCAAGAGCAGATAGGCGGCATGGTCACAGGAGTTGCCACTGATGAACAAACCAGTGACATGGTAATGGCAGAGGCAGCTGAAGCTGTGGCAAATGCAAACGCCTCGCTAGGCATAGCACAAAGCCCAGAGCAACAGATGATGAACATAGAGCAGCAACGTCTGCAACTTGATCAGCAGAAGATGCAGATGGATGCCTTGGAAAAAGC